TCTATTGGCCGGGGGGATTACCAGTCCACCTTGTCAAGGATGAGACTTTGCAGAACTTACGTCCCTGACCGATGTTTTAAGCCTGCTTACTGTTCGGGTCGCCCATTCATTTTTGGACGACCTTAGGGCAGTCGTCCTCTCATTCGGAGGACATCATGAACAGCAAGCAACGAGGTACAAATCAAGCCGCCCCTTCCCTGGCCCCCGCCCGCAGCGGCGGGAGCCGCGCGGACGGAGGCCAAGAAGGGGCGGAACATAGTGACAAGGGTGCGCCCCTTAGTAACACAGCACCCGATAACAGCAATCAGGGGAAGGACGGCTACTTCAAGGCCCTCCGTTGGAGCGTCGATAGTCTCTATCTCTCCTATCCCGGCACTCTCTTTCCCGATACAGAAGCCCGTCTAAAATCCCTCAAGGCCCTGGCGCAATCCGATCAACCTGACGATGTTGGTAAAGCGCAGTTACCCCTAGGCAGTCATATCTTCGAAGTGAAGGAAAAAGGCGCTTCGCTCTTTCCCTACATTCTTGAAGACGGCGCTTTTCGTATCCAGCTCTCGCGCCCTGGTCATCGAGCGCCGATGGCCTACGTCAAAATCTCTGCCGCCTATCTCGCGCATGTTGGCCCGGTCGAAGCCGAAAAACATCTCTACTCCCTGCTCTGCGAATTAGGCGAGATCAAAGAACCGGCCAACGTCAGCCGAATCGACCTTTATGTCGATTTCGTCTCCTGCGTCGATATGGAAAGTTGGGACCGGCATGCCTGGGTGACGCGGGCCTCATCGATCAATGCCTATGCGGTCTCAAATCAGTTCTCCGGCTGGTCGGTTGGTCTGGGCGGCATCATGTCGGCGCGGCTGTATCACAAGCTGTTGGAGATCGTGGTCAGTGGCAAGGATTGGATTCTCGATCTTTGGCAGAAAGCGGGATGGCAACCCGGTGAAAGCGTTTGGCGTCTCGAATTCGAAATGAAACGCGAAGTACTGACACAGAAGAGGCTTTCCAAGCTCGCTGACGTACTGTCGCACCTCAATGGGTTATGGAGCTATGCCACGACCGAATGGCTGCGTTTGGCGCTTCCCAATGACGAAGACAAGACACGATCACGTTGGCCGATTCATCCCCTGTGGGCGTGTCTCTCGGCCATCGATTGGGAGAGCAAGGGCGGGCCGTTGTCGAAACGTTTTAGTCCGACACGCAGCCCCAAAGACGACAAGCTGTTCGAAATCGGGGTGAGTGCCATTCTGTCTTACATGGCAAAACATGGATTTTCCGCCAAGGAATTCTATGAGGGGTCGGAAGACTTCATGGCCAGCGCTTATGGGCACCATGAAGCCAAGGCACATCACTTGGGAATCTCATTTGACGATTTGATGACTGAGAAGCTGGCGCTGAAGCATCGCCAATACAACACCGCCCTGAATCACCCCGAACAGGAGACGGAACGTCAAGCCAAGGAATTGCGGGAACAGGCCAAGGCATACCGCAAGGAATCCGGGGGCTGACATGGAAGACAACGGCCTGCCTTTGCCTGCGGCTCGGTGTCTGTCTAAGGAACAGGCGGCAGCGTATCTCGGCATCGGGATCACGCTGCTGACCGAGTTGAACGTCCCTTTCATCAAAATGGGGCGGCGTTGCCTATACGACAAGCTTGACTTGGACACTTGGCTTGACGAGTATAAGCAGTGCGAGCATTGGCGGGCCGGAAAGGAGAAATCTTTATGGCCCGTGAAACCGGAATCTACTGGCGGCCAAATTCAAGGTACTGGTGGATTGATACCGTGCTCCCGAATGGCCAGCGCATACGCGGAAGTACTAAAACCGAAGACCGGCAGCAAGCAGAAGCCTACCTAGCCAAATTACGGCATGAGGCTTTTCAGGTTGCCATATTCGGAGCAAAGGAAAGGCGTTCGTGGCAGGAGGCTGTAGTCAGGTATCTGGAAACAAAAGCGAACCTTCGAAGTATTGAGGATGTTCGCCGGATTTGCCGAATGCTTCACCCCTACCTGGGGAAATTGATGTTGGATGAGATCACAGGTGATGTCATCTGGTCGATTACTCAGGGCGAGTTGAAGAAGGGCAACAAACCGGCGACGGTCAATCGCTATCTAGCCACCGTGCGGTGTTTGTTGCGCATGGCGAGGGACGAATGGCAATGGATCGAAGGCTTTCCGAAGGTGCGTTTGCTTTCAGGCGAAGTTGAACGAGATCGGTGGTTGACGCGAGAGGAAGCGGACAAGCTCATTGCGGCGTGTCCGTCCCACTTGGCGGCGCTAGTGCAATTTGCATTGGCGACAGGTTGCCGGGCTCGGGAGATTACTGGCTTGGAATGGGAGCGCGTTGATTTGGACAGGAAAACCGCCTGGCTGAATCAGACAAAGAATGGCACGCCGCGAGGCGTCCCGTTGAACCGTGACGCAGTCGCCGTACTGGAAGGAGAGCGTGGGAAGCATTCACGATTCTGTTTTACCTTTCGCGGCGAGCCGATTCGCTGGCAGATTAGCAACTCTGCTTGGCACACCGCATTGGAAGCGGCGGGGCTCAATGACTTTCGCTTTCACGATCTCAGGCACACCTGGGCTTCGTGGCATCGTCAGGCGGGAACATCCTGCGATGAGTTGAAGGATTTGGGCGGTTGGAAGTCGCGGCAGATGGTGGATCGGTACGCAAAGTACGCAACCGAGCAGTTGTCGGCAGCCGCAGCGCGTATCGAAAGTAGTCCCGTAGGCGGAGGCAATGGGGGAGGAAATTGTGGGGAGGTGGCCGTATTGGCACAGGCCATCACCGACCCCGGAGAGCCGGGAAGGCCCGCAACCATGCGGGATGACGCGGGATCGGCATAGCCGGGCGGCACAACGTTTCTTTGCGCGAGCCGCCACGTCGGCCGATAAATTTAGCGGGCGTATTGGCACAGGCTACATTAAAAAGGCGGCAGCTTAACGTAGCCGGCCAATTTGGCATTAACTCTAGCCCTTCACGACAGCAGCTAGCATAAGCGCACAAGCGGCGGCGACAACTATTGAACCGAGAAACAGACTCGGGAAAATACGTCCGACTGCCCAGGAACCAACTATAACCACAAGCAGTATCCCGACGGTAATGAACCGTCGCTTATTGTATACATCGCGCCACGCAACCTCTCGCCTAAGGGCTAGGTTATCGCCGCAATCAAGACAAAAATCGGCAAGCACGCTCAGTGGGCGGCCACAGACTGGACAGGGCACCAAGTTAGGCCCGGTTGGGACCGTAGAACGATGAATGACGACCTTGTTATTGCTCCCCACGAAATTGCCAGTTCCAATAATCGTGTGACCGTCCTTCTGGTTTTCAACTGGAGTCGCCTCCTTGAGTATGGAACGAACACGCTCCCTTGCCTCGCTATCCGACACAATCAAACCCCCTTGTTAAGCTACCAATTTGAGAAGCCTTTCTGACCCTTGCTTAATCGTCGACACGTCGCCACCAGCCAAGTCGCAAATTAGCAGAACTGCATGGGCGAATTTGTCGGCGGGCAGCATCCTGTCATTAATCAACTGCCACGCCTGCAATTCCTCAATAGCCGCACAAAGAACCGCATCGCCATAACGGTCGCCGCTTGTGTGAACTTGATGCATGTCGCCACTCCCGGTGGCCATCCATTCCAGAGAGACTCCCTTGGACGCAGCCAGCCTAGCCGCAACGCTTAGAGGCGGTTCATTCTCGCCGCGCATGTAACGAGCGAGCTGATCTGTGGATACGCCGGCCACGAAAGCCGCAGATTTGCGGCTTTCGTACAGATCAACGACTGCGGCAATGCGAGTTCCAAGTTCATGGCGCGAACTCGGAACCGAACTCGGAACCGCCGCCGGAAGTTCCGAGTTCACATATCTTCCTGATTTGTCGAGCTTTTCCATCGCGCCTCGCATTTATGCCGGATAGACAAACTCGGAACTAGAAAATCTGCTTGCATAGTGCCGCAGATTTGCGGTAGTCTATCCACATGGTAAATTTTTACACCCACACGCCACGCACCATCTCTGACTGGCATCCTGCCGATGTCGTGGCAGCGTTGCGCAAGTGCGGATGGTCTCTCCGCAGACTCTCAGTTGAACACGGTTACGTGGCAACAGCATTGAAACTAGCGCTTCACAAACCTTGGCCAAAGGCTGAGCGGCTGATCGCCGATGCCCTTGGCGTCCATCCGGCGGTAATTTGGCCGACGCGCTACGACACGAGCGGCATGCCTAATCGCCAGCTTGGACGTCCAAAAAAAGATATGCCCACTGATAAGCATAGCAAAGGCGACCCCGACTGTAATGTCAAACATCGGAGGGTTGCCTAGACATGGCGCGCATTAAAGATCTTTTCACGCTCGATCTTTTCGACATACCGCAGCCGGCTCCACAAACGCCGGGCAGCATGAACTATGCCGGCGAGATTGCACACGTTATGAGCAAGGCCCTGAAGGAATGCGATTTTGATCGGTATGAGATTGTTGCTCGGATGAGCCGTCTGCTTGGCCGCGAGATATCGCTGAACATGCTCAACGCGTACACCGCAGAGTCACGTGAGACTCATGTTCCCCGCATGGACGTCGCTGTCGCATTCGACGCGGCCACGGAAGGTTTTGCGCTTGCCAGTTTCCACGCCAGCAAGCTCGGTGCCCGCCTTCTGGTAGGTGAAGAAGCGTTGCTGGCCGAACTCGGACGGATCGACCAAATGAAGACCGACCTTGTTAAGCAAGAAAAAGCCATCAAGACCTATCTTCTGGAGCGTAAAAAATGACCAACAGGGAGGTGTGGTACAGCGCGGCGGAACTCGCCGGCCAGCCCGGCCTACCGGGCACTGAAAGAGGGATAAGAAAGAAGGCAGACGCCGGGAGATGGCCGCATCGCAAGCGTACCGGCCGTGGTGGCGGCTTCGAGTACCCCCTGCTGGCATTGCCCGCCGAGGCCCGCCAGGCCCTTTTGGAGCGCAAGCTCACCGCCCAAGTCCCCTCCGGCGCGGCCAACCTCCCCGCGCCTTTGCCGGCAGCGCCATCGCTCGCTGGCCTTCTTATGCCGCAGGCCAGCGCCGACCTCACCGACCACCAGCGCCTGGAGCGCGACGCCCGCGCCGGTGTGGTCGCCGCGATCCGCCGCTTCCAGGTCGAAGCCGGATGCAGCCAGGAAGTGGCCATGCAGACGCTGCTGGCACTGGCCGCCAGCGGTCGCGCCGACCAGGTCATCGTCCGCTCCCTGCAACTGGCCCGCGACGGCCGAGGCCGCAAGGGCGCCAACGATACCGGCCTGCCGTCGATCCGCACCCTCAAGCGCTGGCTGTCCGCCGGTGATCTGACGCCCCGCGTGGCGCAGCGCGATATGACCGTCCCGCCGTGGGCCAAGGTCTTTCTGGAGCGTTACCAGCAGCCGCAAAAACCCTCCGTCGATGCCGCCTATCGCGATGCTTGTAACGTCTGGTCGGCCGCCGAGCGTCCCTCGATACACCAGGTGCGCCGCTTCCTCGACAAGCTCGGCACCGTCACGCGGGAACGCGGCCGCATGGGGCCGCGCGAGCTGAAAAACATCCAGCCCTTTGTTCGTCGCGACTTCTCGCTCCTGGAGCCGAACGACATCTGGACAGCCGACGGGCATTGCTTCGACGCCGAAGTACAGCACCCGCTGCACGGTCGCCCCTTCCGCCCGGAGATCACTGCCATCCTCGACATCGCCACGCGCCGTTGCGTCGGCTGGAGCGTCGACCTTGCCGAGTCCGGTACCGCCGTTGCCGATGCCATCCGCTACGCCGCAGAGCGCAACGGCATCCCGGCGATCTTTTATGTCGACAACGGTGGTGGCTACAAGAACGCCATGATGAAAGACGAGACCACCGGCCTGATGAATCGCCTCGGCACCGACATCCGCCACAGCATTGCATACAACTCGCAGGCACGCGGCGTCATCGAGCGTGCCCACCAGACCATCTTCGTCCAGGCCGCCAAGCAGCTGCCCAGCTACATCGGGGCTGCGATGGATCGCGAGGCCCGCCTGCAACAGTTCAAGGTGACCCGCAAGGCGCTGAAGAGCGGCGGCGCCATCGCCCTGATCCCCTTCGACGTCTTCATCCAGTTCATTGAGGCCCGCGTCGCTGATTACAACACCAAGGCACACCGCACCCTCAAGGGCACCTCGCCGGATCTCGCCTGGCGCGCCTTCGAGGCGCGTGGCTGGAAGCCGGAAGTACTCCGCGCAGAAGATACCGACACGCTGTTCCGCCCGCGCGTTACCCGCACCATCCAGCGCGCCGAGATCAACCTCTTCACCAATATCTACTTCGCCCGCGAGCTGGCCGAATTCCACGGCATGGAAGCCCAGGTCGCCTACGACATCCACGACCCGTCGCGCATCTGGGTCTACACGCCAGAGGGCCGCTTCATCTGCCAGGCGCAAGCCAACGGCAACAGCCGCCACTACATGCCCGTGGCCGTGGTGCAGCAGGCCCGAGAGAAACGCGCCAAGGGCCGCCTGGCGCGCGTCGATGCCAAGCGCGACGAGATTCTGGAGGAGCTGCACGGCGCCCCAGCACTGGCCGCCCCGGCCAGCAGCCAGATCGTGCTTGGCGGCCGCGTGATCGATGCCGAGGCGCTCTCGTCCATTTCGGTACCGATCGAAACCAAGGCGCAGCCAGCCTTGCCGCCGGTCGCGGACGAAAGTGCAGCGGCCGCCTGCAATTTCGCCCAGCCCCAGGCCACGCGCTCCCGCTCGGAGCGCAGCCCCGCCGAGAACTACGCCGACTGGCTTGCGCTCGATGCCCGCGCACAGGCTGGCGAAACGCTCGACGAAGCCGATTCCCGCTGGCACCGGATGTACCCGAATTCCGCGCAATACCGCGCCGAAGCGGGAAAGAGAAAAGCCGCTGCGTGACGCCATCACGCAACGGCCCGTTTGCTGCAACTACACAGGAGCTTCAAGAATGTCACAAACCGCTCAGATTCACAATCTCGACCTGGTGCGCACCGCCGTCGAGCGCCTCAACGGCCGCGCCAACGGCCTGCCGGGCTTCGCCGTGCTCTACGGCCCGGCCGGCTACGCCAAGACCACCAGCCTGCTTGCCGCCGCCAACACCACCCGCGCCTATTACGTGCAGATGCGCAGCGCCTGGGGCCGCAAGGCCCTGCTGGAGAAAATCCTGGTCGAGATGGGCATGCGCCAGAACGGCACCATCCCGCAGATGCTCGACGCGATCTGCACCCAGCTTGCCGCCAGCCGCCGCCCGCTGATGATCGACGAGTTCGACCACTGCACGCGCAGCGATGGCCTGGTCGAGCTGGTGCGCGACATCTACGAAGGCTCGCAATCGCCGATCATCATCGCCGGCGAGGAAATGCTGCCGCAGAAACTCAAGAAGTGGGAGCGCTTCCACAGCCGCGTGCTCTCCTGGGTGCCGGCGCAGCCGGTCAGTCTCCAGGACGCCAAAGCCCTGGCCCCCATCTACGCCACCGGAATCAAGGTCGGCGAGGATCTGCTCGACCACCTGGTCAGGCTCTCCGGCGGCAGCGTGCGCCGCGTCTGCGTCAATCTCAACGGTATTGCCGAAAAGGCTGCCGTCGAGGGCTGGGAGCGCGTCGATCTGCGCGTCTGGGGCGACACCCCCATCTACACCGGCGAAGCGCCCCGGAGGGCTGCGTGATGCCGAACAACAATCACGGCCTCCACCCGAAGCATGAGGTCATCACCTGGGTCTCATGCGCAGATGAACTGCCGGATAGCGACACTTCTGTGTTGATCCGCATGCTGGACAGCGACGATCGGGTGTGGATCGGCTACTGGGATGGCGAAACCTGGCTGACCGCCGAGGGCTTCAAGGCTGGTCGCGTGTCGCACTGGTCGGACATTCCCGCCGGGCCGGAGGTGAATCATGGCGCGTAAGCCCGCTCACCTTGAACTGGCAGGCGGCAAGGGCCTACGTCAGCGCATTTGGGATCGCATCCGCGTGTTCGGCCTTGAGCACTCGTTTTCCCTGATGGATGTCCTATTCGGCGGCGAGCTGGGTAGCGAATCCACAGCGCGTGAATACATTACCGGCCTGTTTCACGCCGGATATCTCGAACTACGTCGCGCCGCCGTCACCACCGGGCCGGCATCGCAGCGCACACCGGCCCTCTACAGACTCACTCGCGACGCCGGCGCCGAAGCCCCGCGCGTCCGCAAGGATGGCGCGCCCGTCACGATGGGCCTCGCCCAGGAACAGATGTGGCGGACGCTGCGCATGATGAAGGCCGACACCAACGCCCGCGAGCTGGCCGCCCATGCCGGCACGCCGGAAATCCCGGTACGCGAAACCGCCGCCCACGACTACCTGCGCAACCTGCATCTCGCCGGCTATCTGGTTTGCGTCAAGGCCGGCAAGGGCGTCGGGCGCGGCGGCATCCAGGCGCGCTACCGGCTGCTGCCGGATCGCAACACCGGCCCTCGCCCGCCGATGGTCTGCCGTGCCGACGCCGTCTATGACCCCAATCTCGGCAAGACCGTCTGGGTCAAGCCCGTTACCGAAGAGGACGCGATCTATGGAACATGAAGCCGCAGTAACGCCGACGCTGGCGATTGCCGACTGGCGCGCCATTCTTGCCCGCGAGGTCGATCTGCACCCGCGCGGCAAGGCCGGCGTCGCCAGTCGCCTGGGCGTCTCCCGCGCCTACGTCAGCCGCGCCATGTCGGAGGGCGCCAGCGCCTACGTCAAGGTGCCGCAAACCTTCATCAGCCGCGTGCTCGACCTCGAATCCGACGTGGATTGCCCGGCCACCGGCAGCCGCGTCGCCCGCGCCGAATGCCGCAAGGCTGTGCAACCGGCGCCGACCCACAACCCGCTCGCCATGCGCATCTGGCGCGAATGCCAGACCTGCGCCATCAAGCCCCGCCAGGAGGCCAAACAATGACCGCCCTGACCAGGGAAGAACGCGCCGCGCTCAACGCGATGACCGTCAAAGGCCAGCTCGACGCCGCCCGCTGCATCGAGCGCCTGCTCATGGATGGCGAAACCGTCGTCATCGTGGAAATTGTCGGCGGCCATGCGAAGGTCGAGATTCTGCCGCCGTATCAGAACAGCCCGCTCTGGCGGGACTGCGGCACCCAAAGGCTCACTCAAGCCGACGTCACTTTCGTCGCTGCGCGCTTCAACTGCCAGATCCGCTGGACGCTTACCCGCGCCGAAGCCGAGCTGATGCGTATCGCCAATATTTCAATGAGGAGGCACTGATGAAATTTCTCCGCCGTCTGATCCTTGCCATGCGACTGCATGCCGATCGCGGGCTGCACTACCGCTGGCGCCGTGCCTGGCGTCGCGCGGGAGAACTGGCATGAATTTCCCGTCGTCGCCAACCGCCGAACCCAGAAAGGAGCGCGCCATGCATTACGCCCGCATCGAAGCCTCGCCACGCCTCCAGCGCGTCGCCGCATTGCTCGCTGACGGAAGCGAGCGCAGCACCCTCGATATCGCCGCCAGCGCCAAGGTCTGCGCCGTCAACAGCGCCATCGCCGAACTACGCGCCAACGGTCTCGACATCGCCTGCCGCCGCCAGGGCAATCTCTGGCTCTACTGTCTCAACCCCCCCATTCACCACCCCGCAGGAGAAGCCGCATGAGCACCAAGAAATCCCGCCTCAAGACCGCCGCCGCCACCGTCGCGGTGCCGCAGAACCGCGAACAGGCCGCCCAGGCGATCGCCGACATCGGCGCCGCCAACCGCGCTCTGGCGCGACTGACCGCCGACATGAACGATTACCTGGCCGAGATCAAGCGCGCCTACGAGGAACGCGCCGAGCCGCTGCGCCGGCAGATCGAGGCCAACACCGCCGCCGTGCAGACCTGGGCAGCGGCAAACCGCGAGCAATTGACGCAGAGCGGCAAGGTCAAGACCGCCGCGCTGACCACCGGCGAAATCCTCTGGCGCACGCGGCCGCCGAGCGTCACCGTGCGCGGCGCCGAGGCCGTGCTCGACGCACTGCGCCGTCTGGGACTGACCCGCTTTATCCGCGCCAAGGAGGAAATCAACAAGGAGGCGATCCTCAACGAACCCGAGGCGGTCAAGGGCGTCGCCGGGATCAGCATCAGCCAGGGCGAGGATTTCGTCATCGTGCCGTTCGAAACCGAGCTGGCGGAGGTGGCGGCGTGATCCCCGAGCGTGATTTTTCCAAGGTCACCTTCAAGGTCAATACCTCCGGCAGTTGGGCCAACCTGGTCACCTGCGGCGTCGAGCGCATTGATGAGGTCAAGAAAGCCTGTGAGGTCATCGCCAAGGGCGGCCGCATCAAGTTCAAGTATGTCGATGCCGAGGGCGGCACCTGCGCGGTGTACGGATGGAATGGCTATGCCACCTGCTGGCATGAACCGAAGCGGGGGCGGTGATGCGCACTCCTGGCCTCGCTTCGCGCGCCTTCTTGACGCGCATGTTCATGGCGGCACCGAACTACATGCTCTCTTTCATCTTTTGCTTGGCAGGCACCGTGATGACGGCGCTATCGAAAAATGCTGACTGGCACTGGCTGCTCGTTAGCGATGCCAACGTGGCCATCTGGCTGTTGGTGGCCTTCTGGCTCGATCCGAATGCGAAGAGGTAACGCCATGCCCAAGCTAACCAAGGAACAGTGGAAGCAAGTCGAGCATCAGCTCTCCGGCCCGTTCGGCCAGGTAGAACTGATGGCCGACGGCTACAAGCTCACGCTACAGGTGCAGGGCTACAAGGCCCTGCGCCAGTGCATCGTCGTCTTCGTTGATGGCGTGTCCAAGGGCGAGTGGTACAAGGGCGAAGCGCCGGAGGCCAAGAAATTCTGCCGCGAGCAGCGGAGCTGGCTCTATCCGACGAAGGAGCGCGAGGAGGCGAAGGCGAAGCTCAAGTCCCGGCGTCTCGATCCATTCCTGCGTGAGTACTACAAGGGTGTCGCGGAGCGTTTCTCGGCGACTTGGGTGCCGTACTGGTTTGCGCCCAAATCCCTCTCCAGGCATCTGCGCAAGACGTGCGCAGATGTCGAGATCGTCGATCTCGGCTATCGGGTGTAACGCGATGCCCGCCACCCGCAACCAACTGCTCGCCCGCCTGCACTGCATCAAGAAGGAACAGGGCTGGGACGACGAGGCCTACCGCGACATCCTGGAGGCGCGCACCGGCAAGCGCTCGGCCGCTGATCTGGACGGCGGCGCGCTGGCCCGTCTCGTCGCCCAGCTCGGCGAGCAGAAACCCAGGGGCAGCTTCAAGCGCGACAACGAGTGGGCATTCATCGACAAGGCCGCCGAAGACAACCGGCCGCTGCTGCGCAAGATCTGCGCCGTCTGCCGCGCCATGAAGGTGGGCAAGACCTATGCCGAGGGCGTGGCCCGCCGCCAGCACGGCGTCGAGCGCCGACTGGAGATGATGAGCAACAGCGAATTGTGGATTCTTGCCGGCGCCCTGGAGCGCACGCGCAAGTTCAAGGCCAAGGATGCCCA